GGTCGCGGCAGGCAAATCGATCTCCACCGCGCCCGTTGAGCAATCAACAAAGATTTCCTCGCCAAACGAAGCAGCGTATGGGCTGTCAGTGTTGTCTATGTGGGCAGGGTCAGGCGTGGTCAGCTCGTTTCGGCCACGGTTCGTCGTGCTGAGCGCCGCAATGCTCGTCAAATCGCTATCAAGCGGCTGGAAATTCGCATCAATGTAAGTCTGCGTGTAGGCGTCCGTTATCCCGAAACCGCTAATCGTGGTGGGCTTGCCGGTCACATCCGCCCATGCAAACGAAACGCTGACAGATCCAAGCGCAACGCTTTGGACATACGCCTTATCTACCAGGGAGCGGTCTGTGTAACTGCCTGATTTGTCGTCATCATAAGCAGCAAGACCCGTGAGCACGCCGCCCGCCAAAGGCAACATAGTGTCAGCGTAAGCCTTCGTTGCCGCGTGCAGGTCAACCGTAGGCGCTCCTGAAAGCGTTAGCGCGCCAGTCAGGGTGCCGCCCGCTAAAGGCAAATAATCGACTTCTTCAGCCGTGAAGAAATTACTGCCGTCTGTTGCAACCCACTTGACCGCACCAGCGGCAACAGAAATTTCATCACCAGAGCCGTGCGTGAACGTGACAGCCGCACCGCAGCTATTCTTCACCAAATATGACTTGGCAGTGGCGGGGCAGGTAATGTCAAAACCGCCAGTACCAGTAAAAATCAGCATCGCATAGCGCGCCTGGTTCTGCACATAGTCTGTGCTGGTTAGAACCACATCCGCTTCAACCGCTATTGATACAGCGCCTGAAATGGCCTCTTCAAGCCGCTTGATGACGTCATTTAACTTGGTATCGCCCCAAGTGTTCAGGTTCTCGCCGAGGGCTTGAAGCTCAACACCCAATAACGGGCTAGGACTTGAAGGCATTAGACAGTTGCTCCCGTATCTTGCCGAAGCCAATTGGTGCCATCAGACACACAAACCCGGTCGATTGTTGTATTCCAAAGCGCGTGCGCCTCATAAGCGGCAGCGCTCGGCATGTCCGCAGTCGCAAACCGGGGCAGCGCAACAGGCGAAACCCGGTTCAGCTCTCTGTTCAAGTCGCTGACCAATGCTTGCGCCCAGTGAGGGGCTTGCGGGCTGATCCGTATCACCAGCCAGCGTCCACTTTTTCGTCATTCGTCAGGCTGTCGCTCTCGTCGCGCAATTTTCGCAGAGATTCCATCTCCGCAATTTTGGCGTGCTCCATGCCCTCGCGATCCATCAGAATGTCGCGGCTGATGGTGTATTTGGCTCGCGCGACAATCACATCTTGTGCCAGGTCCGTGCACCAGTCATTCGTGTCATCATCCGTAGACAGCGCGGGCTCGTCATAGATCCCCGTTATCGTCAGCGTGTAAGCCTGGTTAGGCGTCGGATAGATCCTAAACTGTCGCTTGCGCACAGCATAATCTAAAGGCTGGCCAACCGTCAGCGTCGCACCGTGCCAAATCTCCATTTCATCGAACTCAATACGCCGCATCGGGTAAGACGTAGAGCCCACCGTCACCAACACCTCATCAATCACCCGCAAACCATCGGGGAAAGCAACATATTGATTATCAGCAACCGTGGTTGCAGTGGAGCGGCCCTCATTGAAGTCGAACCGCTCCCTTGCGTAAAACTCAATTGCCCGCTGAATGGCGGTCTCGATCTGACTTGTCAGGTCAGACCGATTCAGCTCATCCGCAACGCGGGTTTTGAGCGCACCATAAGTGCTCATTACGATGCGGCAATCGCCGGATCGACAGGGATGTATTCAATGAACACAAGACCCTGACCAGCAGTGAGTGAGGCCGACAGGGTTGCTGTCACAGTCACTTCGCCGGTTGAGTAAAGATCATCGGAAGTCGTCATGTCGTCAGCGAGTTTTCGCCCTGCTGATGAAACAGAAACAGCAGAGGCAAAGCCGTCCGCATCATCTGACGTTCCGATATTAATCGTTGGCGTACCGCCCGCAAAGGCAGTTCCGACAATGATGCCCACCTCTTTGATGTACGCGCCAGGTGGGAGATAGCCGATTGTTACCTCACTACCGGTATCGGCAGAGGTTAGCTCTTTCGACACAAAGTGCGTCATTGAAAGAGGGTAGCGGCGTCCTTGGGTTCCTACAGCCATGATAAAATCTCCTTATCCAGCAGGCGCATAGGTTGAGAGGACCATCGTGCCGAAGTCTTCGTTGTTGAAACGACACTTCTTCAGCCCGCCAATCCACCCGGCACCAATGCCCAGCTTATTGCCATAGTCTTTTTCTTCTTCAGCCCAGTTCCATGACTCAAAGTCATCACCCTTGCCGAAGGCGATTGCAGCAGATTGAGCACCGCAAAGAACAGCGCGGCGAACCGTGCCGATTGCTGCGCCCGTAGACGAGTTAACGCCCTGCGTGATGCGCGGAGATGTGTGCAGGATCATGTTGTTATACATGCCCGCACCACCCTTGAAGATCGGGTTCTGGTTTTTACCTTCACCGCCCTCAAGAAGCGCACGCTGCAAGTTATACCAGCCCGCAGTACCAGTTTCAGCGCGAAGCTGACGCTCTTGGCGTGGGTCAATGAACACCACATAGAGCTTTTCACCCTGATACATCACAGGCTTGATCATTGGACTTGCAAGCTCAGCTTCAACCTTCAGGTCATCGAGAAGACTCAAAGCCATCTCATCACCCGTAGAGTCCAAGTCTTCGTCAGCCGACGCGCCAACTTCTGAAAAGAAGTGACGGTTAGACGATGGCGCTAGCGTAGCATTGTTGCCCGTGAAGATCGTATTGGTGCCATCATAAGACTCACCGCGTTCAGTCACGCGCCCGCCTGTATACCCGCAAATCTGCGTAAAGAACCAACGGTCAATCCGAGCTGCTGCCCAATCCGACAAGGCATCACGGCACTCAGTGCGCATGTTAAACAAAACGCGCTGTTGTGACATGCGACCGCCAGCATCCGCCGCGTGGCGTGTCTGGTTGATCAACAAGTCATCCGTGTAGGTTGTCAGTGACTCTTCGTTACCTTCAAGGATTGCATCGCCTTGAACACCGTCACCATCTAGCAAGGTGCGCAATGTGCAGCGGATACGATCACCCGAAGTCTTTTGAAGGTCTTTCTTCCTTTGAATAAGAGCGCTTGCCCCATCTCCAATGAACTTGCCGATATACGTCTTTTTCAGCGTTTCAGTGGAGAGTTTGCGGGACCAGACCTTATTCGTCTCTGGCGAATTAACGCCGAAAACGGTCTCAGCCATTTCATATCTCTCTGAGTTAAATTGTATGGGAAACGCTTCACTTGACGCCGTGAGCGGGCGGAATCGGACTTAACGCAGGCCGTCGCGAAATCTCAGCTTTTGCGGCAAGCTGGCAACCGAAACTCTAGCTGTTCTGTTTCTCGTATTTTTGAAACAGCTCATTGAACTCTCTGTCTGACTTAGCGTTATTCAACATCTCAATAGTGACTTTTCCGCTATTGCCAGAACCACCCCCGCCGCCGCGACCCGTTGAAGGGGTCTGCTGGCCTTCGCGCAAGGCTTCAATCTGTTGTTTTGCGCCGCCCTGTGCGGGTTGCAGCGTGTCTGGGGCGGGCTCAGGATCCGGAGCCGTAAAGCCACGCGCCCTGGCTTGCTGGTACACCAGAAACGCGGGATTCTGCCCATTCTGATAAGCTTGATTGATCAAGCCCATATATTCGTTCTTGACCAGCGCACCGATTTCGGTTTCTTGGTAGCCCAGAGCTTTCAATTCTGCCGCTCGTGACTGAACCTGATATTGAACAGCTGAGTCATAATCAGGGAACTCAGCGCGCGCCAACTGCTCGTTATCCGCCATGTACGTTGTCAGCGTATTCATCACCTGAGCTTCTTGCTGGTGCTCTTGCTCCACACGCACACGCTCAGCTTCTTGGTGCTCATAGGCTCTCAAGCGGGCCGTCACATAGCGGAGCGTTCCAATCGGGTCATTATCTGGGTCAAGCTGAACCTGGTGCTCAGGGTCCGCTTGCTGATTAGGCTTCATTTGCGCCATTGCCTCGCGCATTTCACGCAGCTGACGCTGGGTTTGACGCTGATTATAGCGACTTTCTGCAAGCGCCTTGTTCAGATTCACAATCTGATCATTTTGAGCAGGCTTTTCCGGCTCAGGCTTTGGCTTTGGCTTTGGCGCTTCTTTGACTTCTGGCTCAGGATTATTGATCGCGTCTAGCTCTGCTTGTTGCTCCGCAATCGCTGCCGCATCTGCATCTAGTACAGGGGCATCATTCACTGCCTCTAGGGCCTGTGTCTCAGACATGTTTGCTCCGGTCTGGTTTGGTGTCTCGCGGGACTACGCCCCCACGGATGGCGAAAACTACATGATGACCTGTGGCTCGGGATCAGGTCGCATAATCTGAGTCATCGTCTCAACCTGCGTCTGCTCAGTATCAGCGTCACGCTTGCGGATCTCTGACGCCTTGTTCTGCATATCCATCTGGAAGCCAGCCTGAGCCATTTGCGCCTGCATACCTTGGACCTGCTCAACAAGCGCTTGAATAATCTGCTGCTGTTGACCTTGCTCGGCAGTCATAATCATTTCACGGAGCTTGATCGACAGGCTTTCAGGGAATGGGCTGAATTTCAGGAACTCGGCCCACATTTCAGGGCTAATTTGGTCCTTGATTGCCGGAACAATCTGAACAATCATCGCCCATGTGCGTTCTTTCTGATTTGGGCCAGCAGGCATTTCATCAACGATAACGTCATATTTCGCGTCAGGCCCGCCCAAAACGGCCTGTAACTGCACATATGCCTGCTGAATGCCGTCCTCACCAGTGACCCTAACAAGCGTTTCAGGGCCTAGCATCTTCATATACTCAAGCAACAGCTCGCCATTCATCTTGCGATAACGGCGGAAACTCTCGAAAAACGTCGCGAGAAGCCCATAAGCAGCCTGTTTGCGCTGCGCTTCCAGAACACCAGGCTGGTCACGATCCGCAAGGCCCAGCATTTCAGCATTCACGCCCGTAACGTCTCGAATGGCGTCAATTGATTGCTGCATGAGCCGATCAATGCCGACCGGATAGGAGGGCGGGCTCTTAGGCTGAATGCGTCCCTGCGACAAAGCACCATCTTCAAGCTCTGTCATCTCGTCAGACTTGGCCACACTCGCCTGAAACTTCTTCTTGTCCGGTACTGCGCCCGCTTCGTAGAAGTAACCGCCCTTCGCATTGGTCCGCACCATATGCAGAAGCATCGAGAAGAACGAGTTAGCCCAGCGCTGCGGGTCCATCATAGGCCGAACAAGACCATACCAGACACCCTTTTCAGGGTCGCGCTTACCCGTGATGAGCTGAAGCGTGAACTTATTGAATTTTAGCGCGCGAGGCTCTTGCAGGAACGTCTTGCCCGTTACCAGTGCCGTCATATAGCGCCGACGCCGCCGCGTGACATGCTCAAGGTTCAGACCGCGCTCTTTCAGCGCCTCATTGACCCGCTCAAACTCTTCACGAGAATACTCAACAACGCCTGTGCCATCGAGCGACTGCGCAACAACAACCGTATCAACCTCATACCACTGCCAAAGATCTACCGTGATCAAATCGTCTTGCTGCTCGCCGTCCTGGCCTTCACCATTATAGCTGGTGCGCGGGTCGCGATTGTTCGAACCAATGCCGTCATTTGGCTCAAAAACGCCCTCTACGTCACCGTATAGCCCTTCAAACTCATCTCGGCTCAGCTTGTCCCGAAAACGGATAAACCGCGCGTCAGCGGCGTTAGATTGCCGTGCGCGAGGGTCTGGAAGTGTAGAGCCAACCTCAAGGCGCTTATAAATCGTCTTGCCTTGGGGGTCTTCTTCGTATTCAAGCTCAGTAGAGACAGCACCCATCCCGCAAATAAAGGCGTCTCTCTTGGCGTCCGATTCCTCGCCATCAGCGTCTGACTGATCACGAAGCCACTCCGCACCCTCTGTGAGCATTTCATTGACCATCGCGTCCCCAAGCTCGCGCGGATGGTATTGCGTTTGCTGCCGCCCCTGGATCTCGGATCCAACAACAGCATCAATAACAGGACCAATCCGGTTGAACGTTACAGGGATCTTTTGACCCGCCTCGATCTGGCGACGTTCTGTTTCAGTATATTGATGACCCGCAGCAAAGCGGTTGCACTCACGAGCCTCCTTGATCCAGTCAGACCAGTGCTCATCTAAGTCCCTGCCCCAATTGGAGAGCTTCAACATTATCGGGTCAGTGCCGTGCTCTTCGGCCTCGTGGTCTTCAGTCACCACGTCCACGCTGAGCTAGAGCTGCTGTTTCGGCTAAAATCATAGTCCCTCACTTTGGGCTTTTCTGACTTGGTTTCGCTATAGTCGCAGGCCATCAATCCAAATGAGTCTGCACAGTGCGAGTGCTCATCATGGCGAGGGCCTAAGCCAACTTTCAATTCAGGATGCATTCGCTCATGATAACGGCCCAGCATTGTGCGGCCAAACTTCGTTGCCTCTTCGTCAAACCACATACGCGGGAACAGCAGCCTTGCGGCGTTCACTCGTGTCATTGCAGCAGATCGGCCCTGGTTCGGAATACTCGTCACCTGAAACTTTAACTCTTCACTCGAAGCCTTGCGCCATATACCTTCCCAAGACTGATCGATCTGCTGGTGTGAACCATCATGCGGCAAGCGCACAACGCAGCGGTTGATATTGCGATCAAGACACCAATTCTTCAACCAATTCACATGCGTGGCAGGATCTTGGCCAATCGTCTCGTAATAATCCAGAAGCCGGATTTCTTTATTCACAAACTGAACAACCCACATCGTGTAAGCGTCAGCTTTGTCACTGTTGCCCGCAAGGTCATGATAAGTCCGTATGCTCATCATGGGCTCACGGGCCACCCGTGTTATGCGGCCTTCCGCCTTGGCCTCCGCAAGGTGTTTGGCGTAATATGCGCCCTCATAGACCGTCTTGAACTCGCCCAGCCATATATGACCATACTGGTCAGGCCGGTTGAGATTGTCCTGCTCACGCTCGTATTCCAGAACGTCAGGAAACCACGGATTGTCCGTGTAATTCAGCTCCACAATTTTTGCGCCCTTTGGGGGGTCTTCTCTAAACCGCTTATGCGTCGCAGATCGCTCGCTTTCAGGGTT